CACACCAGAAAACGAAGCATATACTCGTCGTAAAAAGAAAAAATAATGGCGACAACTAAAGACGCTTTACATAAAATAGAAACGCATGAAAAAGAGTGTGTTCTACGTTATGAAAATATTGAAAAACGTCTTGAAGAAGGGTCTGAGAAATTTAGACGTTTAGAAAATTTACTTTGGGGTGTTTACCCATTTATTGTAGGAGCAATAGTTCTTACTAAATTTATATGAGCGAAGAAAAAATTATAACAGACAACACTATTGTAGAAAAAGAAACACCTATAAAAAGAAAACTTGAACTTGATATAGATGTTAGTCCAAAGAATAACGGAGACAACCCTTTTATAAAATGGGTACATCTAGCTAAAACCGTAGATGCTTGGCGAATATTTCCAAGAATATTTGTAAGTGTTTATATAGTGCTTCTTTACAAAGTAGTAATATGGTTTATGGCTTTACCTGAACCTAATCTAGAACAATCAGCCTTAGTCTCTATAGTCGTTGGTGCGATGGCAGCAGTATTTGGTATCTACGCAGGCACCTCAGGACAAAGCAAAAAATTTAAAGGCGAAAACTAATGGAAATGTTTAACCTCATTGCTGAGGTAGGTGTTCCTATAGCTGGTGCATTGGTAATGGCTTATTTTATATTTTTAGTTATGAAACAACTAATGGAAGGTTTAGTAAGTGAAATAAAAACTATACAAGGAATAACTAAAATGTTAATTACTAGAGCTTCTATTATGAATAATGATATTATTAGAATTGACACAAGTGTTTCAAGTGCACTAGATTTAAAACCAGACTTAGATAGGATAGCAAGAGCAGAAAACTTTGTAGAAGACGGTAAAATTGATGCTAGGAGAGATTAATGGACATAGTTCAAATAGTCGCCGATTTTGGTTTTCCTGTAGTTATGGTCGTGGGTTTAGGTTACTTTGTTTACTATGTTTGGCAAACAATAACTAATACTATAGATCCTGCAGTAGAAGAAATGAAAAGTACAATTATTAGGCTTACAGATCAATTACGTCTTTTAGATCAGGATATGATAAGATTACAAGAAAAAGTAAATACTGTACTTGAATTAAAAGATGATGAAAAGAAAGAAAACAGAAACAGAAAGAAAAATTGAATATTGGTTCGGTATGATCGGCATCGCCTTTATGTTTTTTGCTGTAGTGTTTAGTCAAATACAAACTCTCGCTGCAGAAGAAATAAGTTTTAAATTTAAATCACCAAGTTTTTCTGGAGAACAAACTTCTTCTCATTATTTAACCATAGAAAATCAAGAGGCAAGCAGAAAAAAGGCTATTGAAGAAGCTCTACAACAACAAATCGAAGATCTTGAAAGAGAAAAAGAAAGTTCAACGGTAGCTAGGTTTATAAGAAACCTTGAAAGCAGGGTGTATGCTGAACTTTCTAGACAATTAGTAAATAATTTATTTGGCGAAGATAGTAATACTTCAGGAACGATTAACCTTGAAGGAAATAATATATCCTATTCTAGCGACGGACAATATATAACTCTTACGGTAATAGAACAAGATGGAACTGAAACCAGCATTACTCTTCCTATCAATTCTTTTACTTTCTAGTTGTAGTTTATTCAAAACTACTTCTGTTCTTCATGAATACGCAGAAACAGAAAAACATAGTTTTTCAAGTATATTAGCTTTACAGTCAGAAGATTTAGCAAAAGTAACTCCGCCGATAACACAACCAGTAGTTGCTGTATACCCTACAAGTTTTACTGATCAAACAGGACAAAGAAAAAGCAACGGTGAGTTTGCTTTATTTAGCACAGCTGTCACACAAGCACCTAATGCGTTACTTATAAGAGCCCTAAAACACGCTTCAAACGGTAAATTTTTTAGAGTAGTAGAAAGGGTCGGTTTAGATAATTTAACTAAAGAAAGACAGTTAATACGCTCTACACGACAATCTTCAAACAACGAAGAAAAAGAAAGTAAAAAACTAATGCCTTTATTATTTGCTGGTGTTATAATGCAAGGAGCTGTTGTTTCTTATGATTCAAATGTAAGAACAGGAGGGGTAGGAGCAAGGTATCTTGGTATAGGAGCAAGTACACAATATAAAGAAGATGTTGTAACCATTAGTCTTAGGATGGTATCAGTAGCGACAGGTGAAATACTTATAGAGGTAATGACTGAAAAAACTATATTAAGTTATGGTCAATCTCAAGATGCTTTTAGATTTATTGAGTTAGGTACTGAATTACTTGAAATTGAGCTAGGTAATGCTTATAATGAAAGTTCAACAATAGCTTTACAAAAAGCGATAGAAGGAGCAGTATTAGAACTAATTAACATAGGTTACGAAAAAAAGTATTGGGTTTCTAAAAAATAAATTATGAGTTACAATATTCTTTGGTGATTATATGAAAAAGGGATTATTTATTTTATCGCTTCTGTTTACTACTACAGTTTTTTCTGATAATGAAATATATATTGATCAATCAGGAACAGGAGCTAATTTTGATATAGAGCAAATGGGAGGAGGAAACCTTATAGGTGGTTTAAATGCTGCTACTGGTCCAGGAAATATGACCCCTCTTGATCTAGACGGTACTTCTATGACTCTTGATATAAATCAAATAGGTGGTAGTAACATATTTAGAGGAGATATTACCGCAGATAGTTATACAGGTTATTTTAACTTTTCTGGAAACTCAAACAATTTTACTATGCAAACAGACCCTACTAATACTTATGGTGCTGATAACTCAAATGTAAATGTTCAAGTAACTGGAGCTTCTAATGCACTTACACTAAACCAAGCTACTTCTGCACTTGCTGCTACTTTAGATTTAGATTGGATTATTCAAGGTTCTAATAACACAGTAACATCAAGTATAAATATTGATGGAGCTACCAACTACATGGATATAGACGGTAGTGATAATACTGTGACCTATACTGGGACAGGTGTCACAGCTTCTTCAGGTGGTTACTTTTGGTTAGACCATACAGGTGGACAAAGAAACTTTACGATAAACCAATTAAGTACTCAAAACAATGACTGGCTCAAAATTATATCATCTGGCGGTAATGCTGCTTCTACTTTCTGCGTCAACCAAAACGATCAAGGCACAGCAGTCGGTTGCTAATATTGGAGATGTATCCGAAGTTTATGGTAATGCTCAGATATTAAGAGACAAAACTTACAACGCAAAGTTAAAATTTAACATACAATCTAATGACGAAGCTATCACTACTAATGGTAGAATGGCTATACGTTTTTTAGATGACTCTCAAGTAAAACTTACAGAGCACTCTCAACTTACAATAGACGAATATATATTTGATCCTAACCCAAGTAAGTCTAAAATGGCTTTAACTTTCGGTTTAGGCACAGCACGTTTTATAACAGGAACATTTAATAAAATAGATAAACAAAACATAGACTTAAAAACACCTACAGCTAATATTGCTATAAGAGGTACAGATTTTACTACAACTGTTGATGAACTTGGAAGAAGTTTGATAATATTATTACCTGATGAATTAGGTTTATCTAGTGGTGAAATAGAAGTGGTTACAGCTACAGGTACAGTTTTGTTAAATAAACCTTTTGAAGCAACTACTGTATCAGTTTTTGAGTCTTCTCCTAGTAAACCAGTGATTTTAGATCTTACGCTAGATATTATAGATAATATGTTAATAGTTACACCACCCAAGAAAAAAGTTGTAATTCAAGAAAAAAATCAAAAAACAAATAAAAAAGTTTCTATATTAGACTTTAATGATTTAGATATAGATTATTTAGCGGAAGATTTTTTAGAATCAGAAAGAGAACTTGAGTTTACAGAATTAGATATTGATTCATTAGATGTAAATTTTTTAGAAGATATGTTAAACGTGCTTGATGCATTAGCGGTATCAGAAGAAGAAGATGCTTTAGAGCAAGACGCTAGTGGTGTAAAAATAACAGGCACTGATTTTGGCCAAGATAAGGAAACACAGATAACTACATTTATTACAGGTCAGCAACTTACTTTTATAAGAAACGTAAGCAGCACCAGTAGACTAGACCTAGATACATCAAATAGTTACACGATAGTTTTAATTCAAAACGGAGTCACCAACACTATAAAGGTTAATGGCGGTAGTGATTCTATTATACAAATTACACAAAGTTTATGAAGTTAAAAATTTTATTTATTTTAATTTTTATATTTACTCTTCCTTTAGTCTTCCAACCAGTAGCCTTAAACATCTTAAAATTAAAACTTTTTGACGTTTTAGTAGACACACCAGAACCTTCTGGTAATTTTGTAATACTTAACCTTACAGAAGAAAATGTTGACAAAGCTGGTGGTTATCCTTTTCCTAGAGAAACTTTAGCAAACATACATATAGATATTTTAAATAAAGGAGCATTAGGGGTAGGTTGGGTTTTAGCTTTTCCTCATAAAGATAGATTAGGAGGAGATGAGTATTTTAAACAAGCTCTTTCCTACTCTCCTTCTGTGATAGCCATGTTTGAAAATGATAGTCAGATATACCCTAAAACAGAAGGCACAGTAATTTTAGGAGAAGGCAGAGGAGGTTATTTATCACAAGGGATAGTCAAAAATATTGATGGCTTAAACGCTCTAGAAGGGATAGCTTCTGCTCCTGTAGATGTTGATAATCTTGTAAGAAGAGTTCCTCTTTTATATAGAACTCCTGAAGGATGGATAGCAAGTTTTGGTACACAGGTTTTAAAAGCTCTTACAGGAGCTAAAACTTACATAATTAAGACGAATGAAAACGGTATAGAAGAAGTAACAGTAAAGGGGCTACCGCCTGTAAAAGTAGATTCACTGGGTAGAAAGTGGATAAGTTGGGTGAATACCCCAGAAACTACACTTGAAGAGTTAGATGTAGAAAATAAGTTTGTTTTTATTGGCGTTACAGCTAAAGGTGTAATGCCTCAACTAGCTACCCCAGTTGGGTTACTTGAACCACACAAGGTACAAGTAGCACTAGCAGAATCAATATTGATAGAAAATAGTCCATTTATTCCCGACTACAGTGTAGCCGTTGAAGTTTTAATTTTAATAATATCCCTGCTATTAGTTTGGGTTGTATTGAGCAACTTTGGCGTTACCGCAGGGGTCACAAGCTTTAGTTTCCTTATGATAGGAACTTCGCTTTTAGGATACTATATCATAAAACAAGGAATCTTGATTGACGTTTCTTGGAGCATCATAAGTCAGTTTATAGTTGGCTCAATAATATTTTATTTTCGTTTTAGAGAACAATATAAACTCAGACAACAAATCAAAAAACAATTTGAACACTATCTTGACCCTAGACAAGTAAAACAGCTACAAAAGAATCCTGAGTTATTAAAATTAGGTGGTGAAAAAAGGTACGCTACATTTTTATTTACTGACCTCCGTGGTTTCACTGCTTTATCAGAAAAACTAGAACCACAAGCAGTTACAGAAATAATGAACCGAGTTTTGTCATTGCAAACAAAATGTGTTCAGTACCATGGTGGAATGATAGATAAATTTATTGGTGATGCAATGATGGCAATATTTAATGCACCTTTGGATTCAATAGATCACGAAGATAGTGCGATTTATTGTGCTTTGGACATATGTGATGAAATAGAATTTTTAAATGTTGAACTAGCAAAAGAAAATAAACCACCAGTTGCAATAGGCATTGGCATTAATACTGGGGAAGCTATAATCGGCAACATGGGAAGTGATACAAGATTTGATTATACCGCTATTGGTGACGCAGTAAATACTGCAGCAAGACTTGAGTCGGCGACTAAAGAAGTGGGTGTAGAGTTATTAATTGGGGAAAACACTAAACAAAATACCAATTATAAGTTACAATTATTAGAACCTATAAAAGTGAAAGGTAAAAAGAAAGCAATAAATATATATACTTATGAGTAGAATATTATTAGGAGTAATAGCTGTTATGTTTATGGTTTGTAGTTTTTTGTATTGGCAAAACTCTAGACTAGCTGAAATAAATCAGGCTTTTGAATTACGAGATAAAGAACAAAAAGAAGCTATAGAAGGTTTGCAGAACGATTTTAAATTACAAACAGAAGGATTGTTAGAATTACAAGCTAAAACTCAAAAATACGAAGCAGACATGCAACGCTATTTAGATGTTTTTAAAAGACATGATTTGAGTAAATTAGCTTTTGCTAAACCGAGTTTGATAGAACCCAGAATAAATAAAGGAACTAAAGATGTATTTGAAAGCATTGAAGAGATCAGTCGTAATATTGATGTCCTTGATGATGGTTTACAGTTGCAGTCTAATACCAACTAAACAAGTAGAAGTAATTACTAAACCATTAGAAAGAACTATTGTACAACCAATATTACCGAGAGAAATAGATTTAAAAGAACCTTATTGGTATGTAGTATCTACTAAAAATTTAGAAGAGTTTTTAGCCACTATAGAAAAAGATCAAGGTAAAGTTGTGTTCTTAGCTATGTCTGTACCAGACTATGAATTGATGGCTTATAACACTCAAGAGTTAAAAAGGTACATAAATGAACTTAAAGAAGTTGTGGTGTATTATCGAAAAGTTACCACTAATAAGTCTGGGGAGTAGTATGCACATATCACAAGAAGGACTATCACTTATTAAAAAATATGAAGGTTGTGAACTCAAAGCCTATTTATGCCCAGCTGGTGTATTGACCATAGGTTATGGGCATATAAAAAATGTAAAAGAAGGAGACACTATTACGCAAGAAGAAGCTAATGATATGCTTTTACATGAAATGGTTGAATACGAAGATTATATAAATGAATTAGTTAAAGTTGACCTTGAACAATATCAATTTGATGCTCTTTGTTCTTGGGTTTTTAATTTAGGTCCAACAAACCTTATTAGTTCAACACTACTAAAGGTTTTAAACAATAAAGACTATGAAGGAGTACCCACACAAATAAAAAGATGGAATAAATCTAACGGAGAGGTTTTAGAAGGTCTTGTTAAAAGAAGAGAAGCAGAAGCTCTCCTATTTGAAAATAAATCGTGGGAGAATGTTTAAATGCCTCTAACAAAATTTGTATTCAGACCAGGAATCAATAGAGAAGGTACAGATTATGATAATGAGGGTGGATGGTTTGATGTAAATCTAGTAAGGTTTAAAAACGGTCGACCTCAAAAAATAGGCGGTTGGCAAAAAGTAAGTAGTGATACTTATTTAGGCACAGCAAGAGCTTTAAAAAACTGGATATCTTTAGCAGGTTCTAAATATTTAGGTTTAGGAACTCATTTAAAATATTATGTTTTAGAGGGAACAACCTATGCAGATATCACACCTATACGAAAAACTAGCACTAATTCAATAACTTTTTCGGCAACCAATGGCTCTAGCTCATTAACAGTAACAGACTCAAGTCATGGTGCTGTTCAAGGAGATTTTGTTACATTAGAAGGAGCTTCATCTTTGGGCGGTAATGTAACTGCGGCAGTTCTTAATCAAGAATATCAAATAGATACAGTTCCAACAACGAATACTTATACGATTACCGCTAAAGATACTTCAGGTGCAACAGTTACAGCTAATAGCAGTGACTCTGGTAATGGTGGTTCAGGAGTAGACGGTTCTTATCAAGTTAATGTAGGTCTAGATGTTTACGTTGCTTCTACAGGTTGGGGATCAGGTCTTTGGGGGGCAGGTACTTGGGGCAGTACAAGTGCGCTAACTACTTTAAATCAATTACGTTTGTGGTCGCATGATAATTTTGGTGAAGATTTAATTATAAATGCCAGAGCTGGAGGTATTTATAGATGGGTAGAAAACAATGGTACCTCAACACGTGCTGTTGAATTAGCAACCACTACTGGTGCAAACTTGGTTCCTACTGTTGGTCTACAGGTTTTAACTTCAGAAAAAGATAGGCATTTAATTGTGTTAGGAGCAGACCCGATATCTGGTTCTTCAAGATCTGGTTCTATTGACCCTATGCTTATCGCTTTTAGTGACCAAGAAGATGCCTTACAGTTTGAACCATTAAACACAAACACAGCAGGTAGTTTGAGGTTATCTTCGGGTAGCCAAATTATTGGTGGTGTAAAATCTAGACAAGAAATTTTAGTTTGGACCGATACAGCTTTATATAGCATGCAATTTATTGGACCACCTTTTACTTTTGGCGTAAATTTAATAAATGAAAATACTGGACTAATTGGACCAAAAGCAGCAATTACTGCTCCTACTGGAGTTTTTTGGATGGGATACGATAATTTTTATGTCTACACAGGAGCAGTGAAAAAAATACCATGTTCTGTATTAAGTTATGTGTTTGATGACTTTAACTCATCGCAGGTTTATAAAGTTTTTGCTTTTTCTAATACACAATTTGATGAAGTAGGTTGGTTTTATCCTTCAGCTTCTAGTAGTGAAATTGATCGATATGTTGTTTATAACTATGCAGAAAATTTATGGTTCTATGGACAGTTAGAAAGAACAGCTTGGCTAGACACAGGAGTAGAACCATACCCTGTTGCTACGAAAGATAATTACCTGTACCAACATGAAATAGGTTTTAATGACGACGGAAGCCCTATGACAAATGTTTTTATAGAAAGTTCAGACTTTGATTTAGGGGACGGTGAACAGTTTGCTTTTGTAAATAGAGTTATACCTGATTTAAAGTTTTTAGAAAACAGTGGTGGGGGACAGGTAAATGTAGTTTTAAAAACTCGAGATTTTCCAGGAGACTCCTTAACGACTAATAGTACGAATATAATTACGAGCACTACACAGCAATCTCACGTAAGAGCAAGAGCAAGACAGATGGTGTTAAGATTAGAATCAGATGATGACGCAGTAGCAGAAAACACAGATACAGGTTGGAGACTAGGGGCTACCCGTTTAGATGTAAAACCTGACGGTAGACGATGAGTAGATTATTAGTTTCAACACTACCACTAGCCTACGAAGAAACAGTAAGCTCAGACACGTATAACAAATTAATTAGATTATTAGAGATTAATTTAGGAGAGTTTGACCCCGATAACACTCGACAAATAAACGACACAGATAAAAGTCAAGCTAAGTTTAATCAAGGTAGTGTCGTCTGGAACACGAACAATCAATCTTTAGAAGTCTACACTGGTAATCGTTGGATCACTATTACAGACCCTGTAGAAGACCATGGAATAAAAGCTATAGGAAAAGTAGGTTCAGTAACAGTTCAAACTAACGGAAATACAAGGATAGTATTATGATCTTAAAAAAGGTATTATTCATAATAGGAGTGGTATAACTGTATGAGTTCTTATGGTTTAGAAAGTTTAGCTATACATGGTCGTCACGGCGATACATTAATTGGTCACTTGAGTACAGGTGAAATGGTCTTACCAAGACCTATAGCTAATGACCCTATATTAAAAAGAGAATTATTTAACGCTTTTGAGCGTCACGAACTTAACCCTAATCAATATAGTGTAGGTCATTACGAAAACTCACTTAACCCTATTACTGGTGTTCCTGAGTTTGGTTGGTTTAAAAAAGTTGGTAAAAGCCTTAAAAAAGCAGCAGGTACTATCGGTACGGTAGTAGGACTGGCTGTAGGTGGACCAACAGGTGCTGCGATAGGTGGTGGTATTGGTGGTGGTGTGCAAACTGGTAGCCTTGACGGAGCTTTAAAAGGTGCAGCAACTGGTTTTGTTGCTGGTAATATAGCTCAAGGTTTCGGTATAAAAGGCGGTACTTTTGGAAAAACAACTTTTAGTGAGGGTTTAGCTTCACTTAATCCTTTCAACGCAGATAGTATGTTTAGAGGATTAAATGCTGCAGCACCTGGAGGAGCAGAAGGAGGTATAAGTGGATTATTTCAAGATATAGGTGCTTCTGGTAGAGGATTTATTGGCGGTACTTTACCTTCAAGCTATAAAGGTGTAGGAGAGTCTTTTGAAGCTCTTACAGGGTTACAAAAACTAGGAGCTGTAGCACTACCCGCTTATGCGAGTGGTATATTTGAAGCTACACCAGAAGAACCTGCAGAGATGCCAGGACCATCTGGTGCATTAAGTGGTTACTTACAAAACCCATTAGGCGGAGCAGTAACACCCACCGTTCCTGGTGGTGGGCTAATAGCTGGTTCTTCTGGAGGTGCAAGTGGACCCTACACAGGCTTTAGCGGTCAGGGTGGAACAAATCTTACTACCAGCGGACTTGACCCAGCCACGGATGCTTACATAAGAAATGCACTTGGTGAAGAAGAATATAATAAACTTATGTTCCCTGAGTTTGCTCGTGCTAATTTAAACTCTGGTGGAGAAGCACTTGATTTAAGAAAGACAGGCGGTGATATAGAAGACCCAGAAGGTTCTGGTGATGAAGATACGGTCAATGCTATACTCGCAGATGGTGAGTTTGTAATGACTAAACAAGCTGTCAAAGGTTTAGGTGATGGAGATCATGATAAAGGTATAAAAACTTTATACGCTATGATGGACAAAAATGAAAATAAAGCAAAAAGTATGGGGATAGGTAGAGCATAATGGCTGAAAACACTAATATAGTAACCGAACAATTACCACCAAATTATTTAGCTGAGTTTTTTGCAGGTGTACCAGGAGCAAACGTTCCTGGAATTATGCCATTACTAAACCAAGAACTTGTTAATAGAATATCTGGGTTTGGTGTAGAAGGAGCTAACCCTTACACATACCAAGGCAACCGTATAGCTGGTTTTAGTCCAGCACAACAACAAGCATTTAACTTAGGTACAGCAGGAGTAGGTTCCTACAGTCCTTACCTAGATAAAGCAACAGCTACTACAGGTAAAGCTCTTACAGACTCCGACCTAGCTTTAGGCACTTCTGCTAATTATTTACAAGACGCTATTACTACAGGTAGAGAAGGTACTCAAGAAGCAAGAGACATACTAGGAAAAGTGCCAGGAATAGCTGAAGCTTCAACTGCAACAGGACTTCAAACTTTACTTGCTGGTTTAGGAACACAATCAGGTGCACTTGATAGATTAAACCAAGCAGCAGGAGTAACAGATCCAAGTAATGTTTCTAGTTTTTATAACCCTTATGAAGATCAAGTAGTTCAACAGACTCTTCAAGATGTACAAGAAAGTTTTGCTAAAGGTGATATTAATAGAAGAGCAAAAGCTATTGGCTCAGGAGCTTTTGGTGGTTCTCGTAGTAGGCTTTTAGGAGAAGAATTAGCAGAATCTGCAGCAAGAGGAGCAGCAGAACAAGTTGGTGCGTTACGTACAAGAGGTTTTAGAGACGCTCAAAATAGACAACTGCAACAAGCAAATTTACTCGCTGGTTTAGGTAGGCAACAATCAGACATAGGGGCAAGATTAGGTAATTTAGGTGTTTCTCAAGCAGGGCTAGGACAAAATTTAGCAGGCACTTTAGGCACTGTTGCTGGTGGGGTGGGTTCTTTATCTGGTAATCTAGCTAATATTTATGGCGGTGCTGCTAGAGATATGACTAACATTGGTGGTCAAGCTGCAAGAACTGGTCTAGCAGGTGGATCACAGTTTGCTAATTTAGGTTCAGGGTTGCAAGGTATGCAAGGTGTAGATATAAGCAGATTATTAGGTATAGGCGGAATGCAACAAGGTTTAGTCCAAAGAGGATTAGATCAACAGTACGGTGACTTTGTTGGTCAATACAACTTACCGTTACAAACAATAAGTGGTATCGGTAGTTTAGCTTCTAGTTTTGCTCCACAATTAGGTCAAACACAAATACAACAACAATCAAGTGGCGTGCCTTCTACTAATAGAGGCATGGAACTTCTTGGTACAGGACTTGCTGCTTATGGTGCACTTACATAATGGCTTATAACATAGATGACACATTTTTATCTAATGCTTTACTTAAAAAAGGTAGTTTGCCATATACCGCTCCAGTTGACCTTAATCCTTCTCAAGTAGCATTAGATCTTATTTCTCAGGGTGCTCCCCTAGAACTTATAATAAGCCAGACAGGTTTGACTGCAGATCAAATTAGTCAATTGACACAAAGACCTGTTGCGCCAGATCCATCTCCACAAGGTGTAGGCTTATCTTCTTTACTAGGGGAGCAAAGCACAGAAATAGAAAACTTAGTTGACCAAGGTCTAAACCTTACGCAAGTAGCAAACGACGCAATAAAAAACGTCGGTGGTCCAGAATTAAATTTAACAGATAGAAAAGCAGAACTTGACATATCTGAAAAACTTACTAAACTAGGTGTAGACGCAGATACTGTAGCTTTAGATGAAGCTGATGATTTATTGAGTAAACTAACTGTAGCTAGTGTTGCAGGTTCTGCAAATGATGCTGATGATGATAAAGACAGTAGTGACACTATACAGACTTCGCTTTCTATATCAGAAAACCTTGACCCTAAAGATCAAATAGAAGTTTATAAAGATGCTGCAAAATTATTTTATAACACAGACGATTTAAAAAACTTAGTTCCAGAACCAGATAAAACACTACCGTTTTTAGTTGCTGGTGCTTCTCTAATACAATCAGGTGAAAAAGATGAGTCTTGGAGTACAGCTTTATCAAAAGCCTTTTTAGGTTATGCAGGTCAAACAGCTAAAGAGAAAAAAGCCTACGAAAAAACTTTAAGCGGTATTGACATTAAAAAGCAACAAGATGTACAAAACTTTGCAGCGAATATGTATATCGCAGATAGAAAAGCTCAAAGAGATTTAGAAAAAGCTCTACTTACTGGAAAGAAAACCCCATACAAAATAGAAGGACAAGAAGGAGCAACTTATTTGAATACTGCAGAACTAACAGCAGCCAGAGATGCAGGATATAAAATACTTCCATACAGTGAAGCAGACGGTAAAGTGGGTGAATATACGATTTATCAAGATAAAAATAAAGACGGAATAGTAGACCTTAACGCTCCTGCACAAGTTAAATTGTTGACAGCAATACAAGCACAAGATTTTGAAAGTAAAGGCTCACTTGTTAGGCAAGGTAATTTATTAAAAAATAAAGATTTTTATGTTATTGACGGTGTCCCTGGTACTTATAATAAAGAGGAACTTGCTGCAGTAGTAGCTGAAAACAAAAATGTAAGCGTACAAAAAGTAGGAACAGCTAACGTAAAAGCAGCAATAAATAGAATAACTGGAGAAACTGAGTTTGTGCCTAATTCTATTTTACTCACTGCTGCAGGAAGGGAAAAATACGCTCCCACTACTCAAGGAGAAGTTATTTTTGATCGTGATGGTAAACCTATACTTGTTAAAGGTAATGCTTCAAATGCACTAGGGACAAGTTTTAGAAATAAAAAAGTAGCAGATGCTACAAAATTATTTAGAGAAAACGACACTAAAGTAGGTAATGTTTTACGTGGTCATTTTAAAATTAAAAGTATACTTGACGATTCTATACAAGATGGTAAACCCATTTTGTTCGGTACAACAGGAGCAGCAGGACTACTTGTAAAAAGACTTGACGATGAAATAGATTCACTTAATAGTGTTTTTTCTGCTTCTAAGAGTGGTTATGAATTTTTCAATGATAAAAACGGTAATAATGTAGTAGATATCGGAGAGAAAACTTCTTTTGAAGATTTTAAAAACAAATTTTCTATAGGAGAAGACTCAGGTATTTTTCAATATTTAAGTGGGCAAGGTCTAGATAAAAAACGTATAGATAATTTAGTGTTTACTTTAGCTCTAAATTCTGCTGCACTAAACAATCAAAAAGGTCGAGATATTTCTGATAAAGATATGGAAAGAAACCTAAAAAGAGCAGGTGCTTTCGCTACTTCTGAAGAAGAATTTAGATTATTACTCGATGATTTAGCATTAGAAGCCATACAACATGGTCAAAACATAGTGGATTCTGCATTTAGGTACGATGCAAAAATGCCTGATAATAAGGGCGGTTTCTCAAGTCCTATCTTTGATGCTTTCCCTAACGTACAGGAAGAATATGGAACTAAACCTGCTTTTTCTGGAGCACCGTATTCTATTGATGAACTAAGAGAAAGAGTAGAAACTTCAACAGGTTTTAACCCTAACAAAACAGTAACGCAAAACAAAGACATAGATCAGGCTCCAGCAAGAGTTATTTCTGAAGTGGGTAAAAAACAATCAGGTTATGGAACAGCTACGATTGATGAAATAGCCCAAAAATTTAGAAGTATATACGACCCAAAGGATGAATCAAAAGCAACAGGTTATCTGGCTAAAATAAGAAACAGTTTAGGAGCAGATAGCCCAGAGTTTTTAGAGATTAAACAATATATACAAAATAACTTATAAAATGGCAACTAACGATATTATAGATTTAGATAAACTGCTTGAAGATTATGAGAGTGGTGCTTTAGCTATTGATCAAGACGCAAAAACCGCTGAAGAAATAGAATTACAAAACCTTAGTAAGTATGGTTATCAACCAGTACAAAAAGTTCCTGCTGCTCTTGGAGGATTTGACGCAGGACTTTCAGAAGAATACGCAAGAAACCAAGCTATAAGAAAAGGTATATTAGCTGACGACCCATACTTTATAGAAAATTTTTTAAAGGACGCTCCTGGATCTGTAAGATCAGAATATACTGGGGTTGATGTTACTGGTGGTGCTGAAGGGGACGTAATACGTCAGTTGGAATTATTACCGAACGATGTCCGTGGAAACTTAGATTCTGTCACAAAAATTTTGCAAAAAAATTATTCAAACGACTTTAATATACCTAGAACTTACGATTATAATGTAAGAGTTGATCCAAATACAGAAAGATTAATTTTTAACGACCCACAAAATAATAATCAGCCGACTCTAATTAACCCAGAAGGTATTCAATCAGGCGACTTTTTAGCTTTTGCTGAGCCTCTTGCTGCAGAAATAAGTGCTGGAATAGCTGGTGGTGTCGCTGGTGTTTTTACAGCACCAGTTACTGGAGGAGTAGTCAATCCTGCTACATTAGGAATTACTTCAGAAATTCTTGCTACTTATCTTTGGCGACTACAAAATTTAGATTATCTTGATGAACAAGGTTATTTACCAGAAGACTACGACAAAAACTTTCAAGCGATGAAAGACGCTGGTTTTACTGCTCTTGGTGGTATCGGAGGAGCAGCAGCATTTAAGTTAGCAAAACTTGCTTTTGGTATAAGGAACCCTGGAAAAAGATTTCCATTAGATGAAGATGAGTTTATAGAATCTTTTGAAACAGTAAAGAAACAAGGTGTTGAAGTAAGCGACCTTACTTCTCCTCAAGTAGTAATTGCTGCTGCTGCAGAAGATCCAAATAAAATTATAAAAAGTCCAGCAGAAGAAGTAGAAGAAAGTTTAAGAAAAGTCGCTGAAGGAGATAGCCCCTCAGGAGCAGCACTAAGAGAAAAATACGCTAAACAAGAACTTGAAGGCAGGCAAAAAATAGAAGGAGAGTTTGAAACAGCAGGAACTTCTAGACAAGAAGCAGCTTATGAAACTGGTGCTTCTGAACGTGTTATTCAAGGTAGAGAATTTCAAGCAGCTGCAGACCAAGGTATAGGTTTTGAACCTCTTTTAAAACAAGCTGACGACGAAATACTCAAATTTTCTAACGAAACAGATACTCTGTTTAGAGAACTTACCGAAGGTAAATTAGACTTTAATACAGCAGGTAAGCAAATTAGAGAAGGGTCTATCAAAGTAAAAGATGCTGCGTATAAAAAAGTAGACGCTAAGTTTGAAGATGCTGCAAAAATCGCTAATTTAAACAGAGGTAAACCTTTTGACTTATCTAGTATGACTTCTTTTCTAAAAACATTTGATAGAAGACTTTTAGACCAAGCCTTACCTGATAGAGATCAAAGAAAAATAGTTACTAACCTTTTGAAAAAAATAGCAGACAACCCTAAACAAAGTAAAAAAGCCTACGATAGTGATTTATCAAGTATAAGAAGTTTAATTACTGATGCTGCAAATAAAGGCAGAGACCTTGGACCTCTTATTACTATACGAGATGAACTATTAAAAGTTCGTAAAAACGCACTAGGAAAAAACACAGAAGGTAGTAAAGTTTTTAAAGAAGCAGAACTGGAATATAGACAATTTAACGATGATTTTAATAATGATCTTACTTCAAGGTTTTTCGGTTTACAAGAAGCGAGTAATAATTTATTTAAAAAAGGAGATAAACAAGCCTATGATAGTGTATTGAATTTTTTAAGAGGCAATATTACTAAGAACGCAGACAACACACTGAGTAGCCCTGAATTTATTGACAAAATTTTATTAGACCCAATAAATGAGTCAGGTCTTCAAGGTTTAAAAAAAGGTGTACTAAATGATTTTTATAATAAAGTTTTAAAAGAACAAGGCGGTCAAATTAGCCCTAAAGGTGAAGAAGCATTAAATAATTGGTTAAAGCAAAACGGAGACATAGTAAAAAAATTCTTTGACGAAGATGAACTACTTCAGTTTAATAATGCTGAAGATTTTATTAGAAAATTTAAAGCGAGAGAATTATCACTTAAACAAGCACAACAAAAAGCAGCAAGAGACCCTGAACTACAAAACTTAGAAAAAGTAATTAATCTTACCAACCCTGAAGATGTTTTTACTACAACGTGGAAAGCTGGTAAAATTACACCAACTCGTGCTTTATTCAACGCAGTCAATAACACAGGAGACGATACTTTAATTAATTCTTATAAAGCCTACATATATAAAGACTTTATTGATAAAACAAGTAGCTCAGGCACTTTTGGTCGTGATGCTTTTAGTGGAAAAGCCATAGCTAAATATGTTGATGATTATGGTGACGCCATGTCGCTTTGGCTTGGTCCAGAGTTCGTAGAAAACTTAGGTAACATTGGTAAAAAACTAGCCCCTTTCGACAACAGAGCAGGTAAGGCATTAGGTAAAGAAGAAAATGCTATATTACAGGCTACTAATTCTTTAGCACGTGCGTACGTTGGTTTATTTACTACCCCAGGACGTGTATTAACTGCAGCGAAAACCATAGGGGGTGCTGAACTTGGAAGAAAAAGATTACAATATTTAAGAGACCCTGAATTATTATATGATGCTTTGATGAAGGACAGATGGCAAAAAAACCTCGTGGTTAGAGGAGTTGTTAGGTTTTTAGGTAGAATCTATGGAGACACTTCAGGAACGTTTGACGCAGATTTACAGTCAGATGTTAAAGAGGAAGATACTACACTCTTTGGTCCAGGTTTTCAACAACAATTAAACAGAGGTGGTCACGTGCAGAAAAAACTAGGTATGCCACTTAAATACAGGTTTGGTGCGTAATGCTTTTAGGTAAACTTTTAAAAGCAGGAATACTAAGTAATGCAGAAAACTTAGTAGATCAAGGAATACTAAGTAATGCAGAAAACTTAGTAAAAAATAATGTTGATAAGCTGGGCATAATGGGTAATGTACCGACTACTATTCAACCCATGCCAATAATGAAAGCTACAGAAAACATGGGGGGTCTCGCTTCTTTAGGTGGTAAAAATATAAAAAACCTTATGGATATGCAAAGAAACACCTTTTCTAGATTTCTTCCAGAACCGAGAGGAGGTTTTATGAGCATGGGGGGGATACAGACTCTTCCTCCTATTCCTGTAAACTTAGAAGAATCAATACAGGCAAGAAGACAAGAATTAGAAAATTTAGGGTATGATGCGGCAGACGTGCAGGAAATTTTAGAAAGAGATCAAAAAAGAGGTTTAGGCAACGTAAATTCAGATGTTTTACCCTCTATCCTCAAATTTTCTAACGAAACCTCAAATGTTTTGCCCTCTATGGGAATACCGACTCTAGGTATAAACCCACTAGGTATAAATTTTCAAGATCTCAGTAAGATGGACTTTTCTCAGCTAGGTAGGTGATAACTACAAAAGCCAGTTTTTCCAGTGGTCTTCACCTAAAACAGTTTGAGCTATGTTTTGTTTTCTGCGTAAAGCTGTCACTATTTTTTCATCAACAGTACGTTCACAAACTATATCTATATAGGTTACTTTATTTTTCTGACCTATACGGTGAGCACGATCTTCTGATTGTAGACGTTTTTCTAAATCATAATTATTACTGTAATAAATTACGGTGCTTGCTTCAGTAAGCGTTATACCGTAGCCACCTGTTTGAGTATTACCTACAAAAAACCTAAGACTACTTTCTGGATCTTGAAATAAATTAATTACTTCTTCTCTTCTTTCCTGCGGTACATCTCCATAGTAAGTACCTACCGTTCCTTCTCCATATATTCTAGTAAGTTCTGCCTCTATTTTTTGTATGTCGTGTCTATAGTTTGCCCAGATAATTACTTTACCGTCTGTTTCTTCTAATATTTCTAAAAGCTCAGGCAACCTTTGAGATTTAAGTTCCGTAATCCCTCCTCCGTCTAAACCTACAAAACCACAAGATATTTGATGAAGGCGAATAATCTGTGTTATTATGTGATTGATTGTAACTGTTCCTTGGTTCAACACAGCGTTGGCTTTTTTCTGTATATCTCTGTACACACGTTTTTGTTCATCTGTCATAGCTATCTTTCTTTTAAGATAAACTTTATCTGGTAAATCTAAACAATCTTTTTTTAACACACGATAACTAAAAGAGTTTAGTTTTTCATTTAGTTCTGTCAAATTTTTATAGCCCACTATATGTTTAAATGTTCTACCGTTACCGAGCGTTCTGTCGACTAAATCAGCGTATCTGTTTCTAAATGCAAAGTAACTACTAAAGCCCAGCAGAGAAGGATCTAAAAAATATGACTGGCTATATAGGTCAAGAGGACTTTTTGTAACTGGAGAGCCTGTAAGGATCCTCTTATAGTATGCATACTTACCTATCCTTACAGTATTTTGTGTACGTTTAGCCATGTGGTTTTTTATAGTAGTGCTTTCATCTATGATAAACATACACTTTCGTTTAAATAAAAAATCTGTAGCTCTTTGAGTTCCTACTTTTGTGCTCAGAGCTTCAACGTTCATGATAAATATGTTTAATGTTTCTTCATCTTCGTATAGCCCTTCTATTTCTTTTTGTTTCTTTTTTGTATTAGCGTTTGACCACTTTACACAATAATAGTTTATTTCTTCTGGCACATGGTTCGGTATCTCTTTACTGTACCAAGTATCATAAACTCCTTTAGGAGCTATAATCAACACACCGTTTATTTTTTCTTCTCTGTATAGGTGCACAAAGTTATCTATTACTACTTTTGATTTACCACAGCCCATCTCCATAAATAAAGCAAACTCTTCTTTATTATAGGATTTTTCTAGAGCTTCTAGTTGGTGTTCATATGGTTTAGTTTTAAACAAAAAGTCCATGAGTATATAAGTTTCCCTGTATTATAGTTTAAGTTACCTTACTTCTTACACATGTTTTAGCATAACTGCTAATAGTCAATAGGTCGCTAATAGGGTTGGTAATACTTAAAGCATAGTTAATAAACTTACGGTTGTGCGACTCTTGCCTATTAAGTTATTAGATAAACCTAAAGATTTAAGACGCATCCTTTTATAAAATTTATTTAGCCCTATAATAATAGGGTAGTAGTAAGGTAGTGGCTGTGCTACCTAAAGTCTTGAACCATAAAAGGCACACAGCCAACTTGTTGTATAAATATTTATTTATTTTTTTACGGATAAAGTATAAAATCGAGAAGCTTAATAAATATTAAAAAACTGGAGAGTATAAACTATGACAAATAAACTATACGAAGCTATGGAAAAAGATAGCGAAGTAGATATAAAAGAAGACGACCTTAGCAATATAAGCGAACTGGGCAGAAAGTTGTCTGATTTAGAACAAGAAATAGAAGCCCAAGAAGAACATTTAAAGAAACTAAAGGAAAACCACAAAGCTATTAGTGAAGACTATCTTCCTAATAAACTTAGAGAGTTAGGTGTTAGTGAATTTAAACTAGCAGATGGTACAAGTATGTCAATACAACAATATTATTCTGCGAGAATTACCCCTGAAAACCGTGACCTCTGCTTTAATTGGCTAGAGTCTAATGGCTTAGGAGATGTAATAAAAAATACTGTATCGGCTAACTTCGGAAGAGGCCAAGACGATCAGGCTGAAGAACTCATGCTACAACTAGAAGGTCAAGGTCACTCACTTCAACAAAAAAAGTGGGTAGAGCCTATGACTTTAAAAGCTGTAGTAAAAGAGCAGGTAGAAAGAGGCAACGACCTCCCTCTGGAAGCCTTTAACGTATATGTAGGTCAAAAAATAAAGGTGAAAAAATGACAGATAACAATGGACCAGTAGTTGAAACTAAAGAAGAACCAGCAGTTGAAACTAAACCAGTAACTGAGAAACAAGAAATAACTGAGAAAAAATCTACAGCAATAGCTGCAGCTTCGATGTTTGAAGAAGACGCAGGTAGTGGTTTAGAAAACGTCACAGCTGAAGATCTTACTATACCTCGTTTAAAAATACTTCAAGCGTTGAGCCCAGAAGTAAATAAAAACGACGGTAAGTATATAGAAGGTGCTGCTTCTGGGGATATAACAAACACTGTAACTAAAGATTTATATACAGATGAAACAGGATGTGTGGTTATTCCCGTAGCTTATAAAAGAATGTTTTTAGAGTGGCAACCTAGAGAGAGTGGGGGCGGTTTAATAAACCAACATTTAGACCCAAATATCTTAGGACAGACAACAAAAGACAAGCTGGGTCAAGATGTACTTGCTAATGGTAATTACATACAGACATCAGCTAATCATTATTGTTTAGTAATAAATGGTGATTCTTTTCAACAGGTAATGATACCTATGGCTGGAACACAATTGAAAAGGTCAAGAACTTGGAACTCCGTAATGGCTAGTATTAAAATTAAGTCAACGAGTGGTAACGTATTTACCCCTCCTTCTTATAGTCATAAATATAAACTTAGCACAGTAGCTGAATCAAACGACAAAGGTAATTGGTTTAGTTGGAACATTGAGTTAGATGGTCCTCTTACTGATGCTGAAGTATATCTATACGATGCAGCAAAAGAGTTTGCAAGTTCTGTAAATTTTGAGAATAGTTACAATACAAGCGAAGCTAATACAGAAGCTCCATTTTAATTTAAAACCGTGGAGCGAGAACACTCTCGCTCCACAGATGGAGTATAACAGTTGGAAACTGCACAGAAACTGTACAACATTTTTCATGGATCAGCCAGAGCACATGGTAGTTTTGTAGTAGAAAACGGTTCCTTAGGTCAAAAAACACAAGGACAAGCAAAAACTATAAAGACTATAGGAGCAAGTGTCAATCACTGGACAGATCATTTATCTGGAGCAAAAGGCTTAGGAATAATACCTATAGATGAAGATAATTCTGTAAAATGGGGAGCTATAGATATAGATGTGTACTCTCTTAATTTAGAAAAATTAGTATTAAAGATAGAAGAATTTAAACTTCCGTTAGTTGTTTGTCGTAGTAAAAGTGGAGGAGCACATGTGTTTTGTTTTTTACAAGAAAACGTGCCTGCTGGAGACATGCAAGATAAACTTAGAGAAATATCAGCAGGACTGGGTTATGGAGGAGTAGAGATATTCCCTAAGCAAAGAGAAATATTAGTTGATAGAGGAGACATTGGTTCTTGGCTAAACATGCCATATTTTCAGGGAGATGAATCACTTCGTTATGCTTTTGATGCAGAAGCTAAAGCTCTTTCTGTAGAAAAGTTTATAGAGTTTGTAAATAGCAGGTCTATATCTCATCAAGACCTGATTGAATTAGAGGTTCCTACACTAGATGATATAAAAGATGGTCCACCTTGTTTACAGGTTTTGTTAAAACAAGGGTTCCCAGAAGGTACACGTAATAATGGTCTGTTCAATGTTGGCGTTTACCTGAAAAAATCTAAACCTGAGTCTTGGGAAACTGAAATAGAAGAATATAATAGAAAATATGTGCATCCTCCTCTGCCTGCTCAAGAGGTACTAACACTAATAGGCACGTTAAAGAAAAAAGAATATAACTATAAATGTTCTGATGAACCTATAAAATCATACTGTAATGTTTCTCGTTGTCGAGGCTGCAAGTATGGCATAGGTGGGGGTAATACTACACCGACATTTTCTAGCTTGTCTAAACTAGACACTAAACCGCCTTTGTGGTTTTTATCTATAGATGATAAAAGGTTAGAACTTAACACAGAGCAACTACAAAATCAAATAAAATTTCAAAGAGCGTGTATGGAAATTTTAAATATTATGCCACCTCGTATGCAAGATAGAGCTTGGCAAAACTTAATACAAAGTTTAATGGACTCTGGTATGGAAATTATCGAAGTAAGTGATGACGTTACTATAGAAGGTCAATTTATGGAACTGCTTGAATCTTTCTGTACAGACATGGCACAAGCAAACACAAGAGATGAAATATTATTAGGTAAGCCTTTTACTGAAGAAGGTAAAACATATTTTAGAATAAAAGATTTAAAAGATTATTTAAGTAAGCACAGATTTACTGACATGGAAACTAACCGCATAGCATCTAAGCTAAGAGACCTAAAAGCTAATCATAAGTTTTTTAATATAAAAGGTAGAGGCACTAATGTGTGGTATATTGATGAGTTTGAATATAATAATGACGACTTATTAGATACACAAGACTTTACGGAGAAAGACATATAATGTGGAATATTGTTCTTGGTCCTCCTGGCACTGGTAAAACTACTTACTTACTAAATAAGTCAGAAGAGTTTTTAGATTCTGGCATACAACCAAATAAAATAGGTTATGTAGCTTTTACTAAGAAAGCTGCAAACGAAGCTCTTACTCGGGCTGTAGACAAGTTTGGTTATGACCCTAAAGAATTAAATTACTTTAGAACTCTTCACTCATTGTGTTATCATTGGTTAGGTTTAAATAGAACAGACGTTATGTCTAGAACAAATTTAAGAGAGTTTAGTAAAACAATAGGAGAAAGAATTAACTCAGCTTGGGATGGTGAAAACTTAATGTCGCTTAACAGTAAGGGGGACAATATGCTGTTTCTAGAAAACATGGCTCGTAATAAATGTGTTGGGTATAAAGAACAATGGAATTATTCTGGGTTTGATATATCTTGGATGCACTACAACTGGTTTATTAA